ACCGTTTATTTTCAAACAGACGATGCAATATCACTTACTTCTATGGGGTAACTGTTATGCTGAGATAGAATTCAAAAATGGAGTACCTATAAATTTATGGCCTATAATGCCTGACCGTGTTGACCATGTTAAAACTCAAAAAGGCGAACCATTTTTTAAAATTAGACTTCTCAATGGTACAAGCCAGTCACTTACACCTTATCAGGTGTTTCATATTCCGGGACTTGGTTTTGATGGTACTAAGGGTTATTCACCGCTGTATATGGCAAGAGAGGCAATCGGACTTAGTATAGCTTTACAGGATTTTGGTTCAACGTTTTTTCTTAATGGTGCAAATATAGGCGGAGTTATAGAACATCCAGGCAAGATTGGTGATGTAGCTTTAGATAACCTGAAGAAATCAATTAAGGAGCAATACGAGGGAATATCCAATGCCCACAGGGTAATGCTACTTGAAGAAGGCATGAAATACACCAAGACCTCAATGCCATTAAATGATTCACAATATATTGAATCAAGGCAATTTCAGATTCCAGAGGTTGCACGTATTTTTGGTATTCCTCCGCATATGTTGTATGACTTAGATAGGGCAACTTTTACAAATATAGAACATCAAGGTATAGAGTTTGTAGTTTATTCTTTAAGACCTTGGCTTATCCGGTGGGAAGAAACATCAAACTGGAAGTTACTATCCAATGACCCTAAGTTTTTTGTAGAATTTTTAGTTGATGCCTTACTTAGGGGAGATACTGCTTCAAGATATGCAGCTTATGCAATAGCTCGTACATGGGGCTGGTTATCGGCTAATGACGTTAGAGAATTTGAAAATATGAATCCTATTGAAGGTGGAGATATCTATTTGTCACCATTAAACATGATTAACGCAAAAGATTTAACAGAAGAGGCTCAAAAAGTCATCGATTCTAAACCTAATCCTTCTATTCCAGAAGATATAACACAGGCAAGTTTAATTAAAGCCTATAAAGAAGAGAGGAATAAGAAATCTGCGGCAAGCCGATTAAAACTTAGGGGACTTTACAAGGGTTTATTTGCTGATACTGCAACACGAATAATCAAGCGTGAGCGAATTTATGTAATGCGTGAGGCTAAAAAAGCCTTCGGTAAGCGTGACCATCAGATGTTTAATGACTTCCTGTCTAAGTTTTATGACGAGCAAATCACCTATACATCAAAACAACTCCGTCCTTTAGTGGCAAGTTATAGTCAGGCGGTTTCTGAGATAGTAAAAGATGAAGTAAATTTCAAAGATGACCTAACTATAAAACTTGATGAGTTTATAAATAAATATTCAACTGATGAAGCGACAGGATACTCGGCAGAGCATAGAAAAGATATTAGGGATTTAGTTACTAAGTCTATTGAAGATAATACTGACCCGTTAGAAGATTTAAACAACCAGTTTGATGACTGGGAAGAGAAAAAGCCTGAATCTATGTCAAATAAGGAAGTTGTCAAAGTTTCTGGAGCTGTGGCGGTTTTAACATACGCTTCGGCAGGAATTACTTATCTTGTATGGAATGCTTCCCCGAATGCCTGCCCGATTTGCAGTGATTTAGACGGTACTATTGTTGGTATAGAACAGAAATTTGCTGAAGGTATCACGCATGAACCTTTGCATAATGGATGTGAATGTACGGTCGGGCCTGCTTAGAAATAATAAAATTTAATATAACTTAGCCGCTCAATTTGGGCGGTTTTTTATTGGAAGGAGTTAATTATGCCAATGCCAAAGCCAAAAGATTCGGAGAGTAAAAAAGATTTTCTCGATAGATGTATGGGGAATCCAACAATGGTTGAAGATTATCCTGATAATGACCAGCGTTATGCAATCTGCAATAGTCTATGGGATAAAAAAGAGAGTAAATCCAATAATGGTATAGAAATAAGAACTTTTCCAGCAGAAATAAGGGCTGATAGTAGTAATAAGAAAATAAACGGAGTGGCTTCAGTATTTAACGTCTTAAGCGATGACTTAGGAGGGTTTAAAGAAATAATTGACAGTTATTCATTCGGAAATCTCATTTATGAAAATGATGTAAGAGCTTTAATAAACCATGACTCAAATTTAATACTTGGTAGAAATCAAAGAAGTAAAACACTTAGATTAGCCGAAGATAGTCAAGGCTTAAAGTTTGAAGTAGATCCGCCAAATACATCTTACGCCAATGATTTACTTGTAAGTATGGAGCGAGGCGACGTAGACCAATGTTCATTTGCCTTTAGAGTTGCGGATGCTTATTGGGAAGTAATAGACGGCATGGACGTACGGCATATTACAAAGTTCGCTGAATTAATAGATGTATCTGTAGTAATGTTCCCTGCTTTCCCCCAGACATCAGCACAGGTATTTGGCAAAAGTATTAATACTCCCGAACAAATTTATGCAGAATTTAGAAGTACGAAACCTATAGAACAAGATGTTGTAACAGATGTTATAGCTGAAAAGGATATAGAGATTGAAGAAACTGAAGAAGAATTAGAAAAAAGAAATAAGTTAGAAAAAGAATATCGTGACAGGGAAATCGACATCCTGTCATTATAGACCATTACTTAGATAAGTTAATGGCTCAAAATGCTTAGAGAAGCAAAAAATATCAATTTAGAAAGGAAAAAAAATGGTTAATTTAATGGAAAAAAGGAAAGAACTTTACGAAAAAATCCAGGAAACACGTTCACTCAATAAGGAAGTATTTGCTGATGGTGAAAAAGAAAAGTTTGATGCAGCAATGTCAGAGATAGAAAATCTTAAATCGTTTATTGAGAATGAAGAAAGAATGCAAGCATTTGAAATGGCTAATCCTATGAAAGAGGACGAAAAGCCTAACGAACCTGAAGCAAGGGGATTTAAGTCTTTAGGTGAGCAGTTGCAGGCAGTTGCATCAGCAGCAAAGTCAGGTGCAAGGGTTGACCCAAGACTTGTTGAATCAAGAGCAGCAGGCGGTGGACTGGACGAAACCGTTCCATCATCTGGTGGATTTTTGGTACAGACAGATTTTTCAACCGAACTGTTAAGGAATGCTTACGATACCGGGATATTATCCTCAAGGGTTAGAAGAATACCTATCAGTGCAAATGCAAACGGGATTACTATTAACGGCGTTGATGAATCCGACCGTGGAAATAATTGCCGTTGGGGTGGAGTAATTGCTTACTGGTTAAATGAAGCTGGACTTAAAGTTCCATCAAAGCCAAAGTTTAAACAAATCGAACTCAAGTTAAAGAAACTGATAGGGCTTTGCTATGCAACCGATGAACTCTTACAAGACACATCAGCTCTGGAGTCAATTATAAGCCAGGCATTTAGTGAAGAGTTCGGATTTATGATTGATGACGCTATCTTTGAGGGCAGCGGTGCAGGTCAACCACTAGGATTTATTAATGGCGGTTCATTGGTTACAGTAACAAGAGCAACACTAAATACATTTAGCTATGCAGAAATTTGCGAAGTGTATTCAAGAATGTTAGCCAAATCAAGACCAAATGCTATATGGTTAATTAACCAAGACGTGGAACCGATACTTTTCCAAATGCTTAATGGTACAGTTCCTGCGTATATGCCAGCAGGTGGAATATCTGGCGCACCTTACGGTACATTATTCGGAAAATCTGTAATACCAATTGAGCAAGCCCGTGCAGTAGGTTATGTTGGAGATATTACGTTTGCAGACCTGAGCCAATATGTAATGATTGACAAAGGTGGAATCCAGGCAGCTTCCTCAATCCATGTAAACTTCCTGTATGATGAGCAAGTATTTAGATTTGTTTACAGAGTTGACGGTCAGCCGACAAACAACAAAGCTATTACACCGTTCAAGGGTGTAACTAAGAGCCCGTTTGTATCACTTACTGAACATATATCCTAATTACTAATTGATTCGACTTTCGGGGTGAAATTCCCCGATGAATATTAAGTTTTTATAAGGAGAAGAAAATGCAAATAAATAAAATGAATATTGTCGAGGCTTTAGTACCTCAAACTGGGGGAACTAATACAGGTGACTATGTAAGCCTCAAAAATGTTATTAAAGCTCATGTAATAGTCCACATTGACCAGGGAGATGCAGATACAGCAGTTATTACAATAGAGCAGGCACAGGCAGTTGCAAATACTGGACATACAGCAATAACAAAAGCTGTTCCGATATGGGTAAATCTTGACTGTGCTGCAAGTGATGTATTGGTAGCAGCAACAGCAGCAGTTAGCTATGAAACAGACGCAGGCGTAAAACACAAAATAGTTGAATTTGAGATTGACCCTGCAACATTTGATATTGCCAATGGCTTTGACTGCATGATGGTTAAAGTAGTAGTCGGCGCGGCCAGTAAAGTATCGGCTCTATATCTTTTGGAACAAAGATATAGCGGTGCTGTAGAAATCACTGACTAAGGTTAAAATATTATCGGCCAGTCAGGTAATTCTGGCTGGCCAGAAAACAGGAGTACAAAATGAAATTTTTTATAGATAGTACACTGGGCGATATT